CTGGCCGTGCGCACGCTGCCAGCGAACGCGCAAAAAGTGCTGCTGGTAGGCCAGCGCATCGCCAGCGGCGCGGTGGCCGCCGGTGTAATTACGGACATTTTTTCGGACGCAGAAGCCGCAGTCTACTTTGGCCACGGCTCGCAGCTTCACCTGATGGCAACAGCGGCAATCAAGACCTACCCGTACATTGCGCTGCAGGCATTCGCGCTTGACGACGCCGTTGGCTCGGCCGCCGCAACCGGCACGGTCACGATCACCGGCCCGGCAACTGCCGCCGGTGCGCTCACGCTGGCCATCGGCACCGAATCCGTTACGGTCGCCATCGACGCCAGCGACGCCGCAGCGGACATTGCCACGGCGATCGTGGCGGCGGTTGCGGACAAACCTGCGCTGCCGGTCACAGCCGCAGCTGTGGAAGGCGTGGTCACGCTGACCGCAAAGAATAAAGGCACCTTGGGCAACCAGATCAAGTTTTCTGTCACGGTATCCGGTGCCGCTGGTGTTGCAGCGGTGGCGGTTGCCATGTCCGGCGGGCTGACCGACCCGGATCTGGAAGACGCACTGCCAGCCGTCTATACCGCCGGTCATACCATCATAGCTTCGGCCTATAACGATTCGGCCAACCTGACCGCGCTGCGCAATCATCTGGATAGCGTATCCGGCCCGCTGGAGCAGCGCGGCGCTACCGCCACCGCCGGGCATACCGGCACGCTGTCGCAGGCGACCACGCTGGCCGGTGCAATCAATAGCGGCCGGATCACCATCGGGCTGGTACCATCGACGGCGTCTACGCCGTTTGAGGTGGCGGCGGCTTATTCTGCCCTGCTGGCGTCCGAGGAAGACCCCGCGCGCCCGCTCAACACGCTGGAAATCAAGGGCATCGGCGTCATTCCGCTAATCAGCGGTCTCGGTCGCGTCGAACAGGAAAACGCCCTGCTCAACGGCGTTACCCCGTTCGAGGTCGGCCCCGGCAACAAGGTGCAGGTTGTACGCGCCATTTCGACCTACACGCTCGATCCGCAGGGCATCACTGACATTTCATTGCTGGACATCACCACAATTCGCACGCTGGATTATGTCCGCAAGGCGGTGCGTGAGCGCATAGCGCTGCGCTTCCCGCGCGACAAGCTGTCGTCCCGCACGCCTGCGAAGGTGCGCTCCGAAATTCTGGATGTGCTCATCAAGCTGGAGGAACTGGAAATTGTCGAGGAAGTCGAGGCGAATAAAGACGGTCTGATCGTCGAGCGCGACAGCCAGGACCCGAACCGCCTGAACGCAAAAATCCCGGCGGATGTGGTTAACGGCCTGCATGTCTTTGCTGGACGCATCGACCTGCTGCTGTAAGCGGCCCCTGGGCGCGCCAGTCGCGCCCGATTGACTGATTTGTTAAACAGGAGACCAACATGGCACTAAAAGAATATCAGGGCGCGATTGTGATGGAAGTCAACGGCATCGAGGTTGAGATCGAATCGCTGGACGTGACCAAAAAAACCGGCCGCAAGATGGTCAAGACGATGAACCGCACTGGCAGGCCGAGCGGCTTCACCCGAGGCGTTTCCGAAATCGACATCAAGGCGTCAGCGGTCATCCCGCTTGAGGGCGATATCGACTGGGGCGCGATCGAGGGTGCAAAGATCACCATCTATCCGGTGGGCGGCGGCACGCGCACCAGCTATCTGGACTGCGTCACGATTGAGGTCGGCAAGAAATACAAGGTCGACGGCGAAGCGATGCAGGATTTGACCATGGCAGCCGTGCGGGAGGTATTTGAATAATGGCTATCACACACAAATCCAAACTGCCGGTCGGCATACAGATCGACGGCAACACCGTCAAGGACTTCACGGTGCGTCCGGCAACCATGCGGGACAACATTGCCGCCATTGAAGAGCTTGGCGACGACGCGCCGCAGATCAGCTTGCGAATTGCCATTCAAGCGCGTCAGGTGTCGTTTGATGGCTCCGACGAGGTAATGACCACGGACATGCTGATGGACGCATACGAAGCGGACTACAGCGCCATTGCCGACGCAATCGGAGTAGTCGAAAAAAAGCTGCTGGCGTAGAGCGCGCGTTAGGGTGGTTTCGCTTTGCGCAGGTGCTGCTTGGCTCTGCCGGGTTCGATCCAGAATCCGTCGCTGGCATGACCGAGGTGCAAATCCTGTCGTATATCGAGCAACTCAAACCGAAATCAACGGGCGGCGTCCATAAAGCATTTGTGAACGAGGCGCGCCTGCGCCGTAAAGAGCAGAAAAAATGAGCGCCAACATGCAAGTGTCGATGGTAGTTCGCTGGCAAGGCCGTGAGGTCGCGACCGGCGCGTCCCATTTGCTGCGCAGTCTGCGGCAGATCGGCGACACCGGCAAGTCCGCCACGGAGAGGCTGACATCCAGCACAAAAAACCTTGATAACGCCACCAGGGCGCTTGAGCGCACAAACAAGGGGCTGCTCACCGTCCTGCGCGAAATTGGCGGGCAGCGCCCCGGCGAGAAAATCGCTGGCGGGATGGGGCAGGCGCGGCGTGAAGTCGAAAGGACGACACGCGCATACGACAAGCTGATCAAGGCCGGACGCACGGCGGTCGGCATCGCCGCAGGCGTGACGGCAGCAAAAATGGTGCTTGCCGCGCCCATGAATAAAACCATGGATTACGGCATGCGGCTTGCCGGTATGGCGAATACCGCGTTTTCGGATCGCAATGTCGCCGGTAGGATAGCGGGCAAGAAAGAATTGAACGATGCCATCGTCAAGGCCGTCCGGCACGGCGGTGGTACGCGTGACGCCGCCGCCGGTGCGCTGGATACCATGATTGCATCCGGTGCCGTACCCGTTAAAGATGCCATGGCATTGCTGCCGACTTTAACGCGTGCCGCATCAGCATCCGGTGCCGATCCAAACCAGCTGGCGAACATCGCCATCCGTGGCATGCAGACCTTCAAGATTGGCGGCAAGGATATGTCGAAGGTCATCGACATGGCGCTTGTTGCTGGCCAGGAGGGCGGCTTCGAGCTGAAGGATATGGCCAAGTGGCTGCCGCAGCAGATGGCGGCCGCAAGGCTGTCCGGCCTGTCCGGCACATCCGGCCTGGCCAAGCTGCTGGCGGCTAATCAGGCGTCGGCCATTACCGCCGGAACGAAGGATGAGGCAGGTAACAACCTGGTCAACCTGCTGGCGAAAATCAACAGCAACGACACCGCCAAGGACGCGCAAAAGCTCGGCATCAACCTGTCCGGCACGCTTGCCGCCGCCCGCGCAAAGGGAACCGATTCGATTGACGCCTTCCTGAACCTGACCGAGCAGGTCGTCGCCAAGGATAAAAAATATCAGGAGCTGCGGAAAAAAGCCGGTTCCGCCAAGGGCGACGATGCCCGCGCCAACTTCGAGTCGCAGGCGGACATCCTGCAGGGTTCGGCTATTGGAAAGCTGATTCAGGATCGCCAGGCGCTGATGGCGCTGGTGGCGCTGATGAATAACCGGAAGTACGTGAAGGATGTCGAAGGCAAGGTGCGCGGGGCGGAAGGCGCGACCGAGAAAAACTATGCTGTCGTGGCGCAGGAGATGGGCTTCAAAAACCTGCAGCGCCAGCAGGAGCAGGAGATGGCGTCATACAACGCCTTCGAGAAGCTGGGGCCGACCATCAACAAGGTTAACGATCATCTTGTCAATGCTGCGCGGGAATACCCATTATTTACCACTGCTACAGTCGCTGCGACAACGGCGTTGACGGCGCTTGCGGCTGCAGCCGGTGCCGCTGGCCTGATGAGCATCTTGACCGGCGGCGGCAAGGGCGCGGCGGCCGCTGCGGGCACTGCGGTTGCCGGTCGCTCATTGCTGTCCAGAGCCGCTGTCACAACCGCTTTTGCTGCGGGCATGCCCGCTACCGCATTTGCCGCTGGCGCGCCCATGGTCGCAGCAGCTGGTGTTGCAGGCGCAGGCGCTGTCGGATACGGCATCGGCGCCCTGATCAGCAAGGCAATTGAAGGCACCGATTTTGCCGACCGGCTGGGGCGCGGCATCGCCCAGGTGCTTGCCATGTTCGGCAACAAGAACGCCCAGGAGGCGCTCAAAATCGAAGTGAGCGTGTTGAACGGAAACATCGTCGCCGCCGTCAAGGAGGAGCAGAAAAAAGAAGCTGTGCGCAACTGACAGGCGGAACGCGTTCGTCCTTAACCACCTTCGCGCGCGCGCGTAGGATGGCCGCATGACTTGGGCACTCAATCTCTTACCGGCATCATTTCGAGGCGTCGAGTTCGACATCCTGTCGACCGACGATGAAGCGGATCGCGCCCTTGCCCGGCACGCCTATCCGTACAGGGACGGCGAAGACATCGAGGATATGGGCCGCCGTGCGCGCCGCATATCCATCAAGGCGATCTTCTACGGTGACGATTACGAATCGCGCCTGCAGGCGTTCATCGAGGCGCTTGACGAAGCCGACTCCGGCACGCTGGTGCACCCGGTTTTTGGCGTTATGGATGATGTCCAGGCGGCGGGCTACAAAATCCACCATGACGCAGAAACCATCGACTCATGCACGATCTCGATCGAGTTTGAAGAGTCCACGACCGCGCAGCCGTTCTTTTCCCGTCAGTTGGCCAGCCAGAAGGCGGATGCGATCGGCCTGTCCGCACTGGCCGCCTCTGCCGCCAGCGGCAATGTGCTTGCCGCCGCGTTTGGTGCGCTGGCCGCGCTGAACACGCTGGGCGCGCTATCCAGAATAGCCGCGCTGCGCGCCTGCACCGTCGGCTTTTTGCTGGCGTTGAATGCGGTTGCACGGGGCGTCGTTTCTTCCATCACCAACCCGGTGCGCATGGGCGTCGCATTCGTGGCGGATGTGGCCGCTTTGACGAATGCATTAATTAATGTCGTTCCGGACGAACTGGACAGGCTGCATCACTATGCGCAAAGCACGATGCGGCAGATCGACAGCCTTTTGACCGTGGGTGTTTCGACTTATGGCGCTGCCGTGACCTATCCGGTTTCGACCGCACAGTTACTTGCGGATCAGCAGGTTCTGACGGCGCATGTCGCCGTCGAGCGCGCGTCGGCTAACGCACAGCTTGTCGGGCTGGTGCTCGCATCCGAATCCATCGATCCGACCATGACGCCGCAGCAAATCGAAAGCCTGATCAACGCGGTGCGTCGCGCAATCAACGAAGCCGTCGATGCGGTGCGCGCCCGGTACGGCGTGGAAGAGTGCCGCGCAATTACCGAGCCGTTAAAAACGCTGGCGCTGAATGTGCAGGAAGCTGGCCGCTCGGTCATTCTTGCCCGCCCACCGATGGTTGCCCGCAAGGTGGACGCGCCCACGCCGCTGCGCCTGCTGGCGCATGTCTGGTACGGCGATCACGCGCGGTCTGCGGAAATACTGCGGCTCAATAACCTGCGTGTGCCAAACACAATTTCTGCCGGAGAGGTGCTGAATGTCTACAGCCGCTGAACAGCTTGACGATGAAGCCGTCACGCTGCTGGTCGGCGGACAGGCGCACGAGATATGGGCGTCCTACGAGATTGACTCCGACCTGCTCATACCGGCAGACGCGTGGCAGGTTGCCCTCGGCTCTGAAGATGGCGAATTGCCGGAATCGGTGATTGCCGGTGCGCCGGTGCGGGTCAAGATTGGCAGCGATCTGGTGATGAGCGGCCGCATCGATGTCATCGATCAATCCGTTGGCAAGGGTCACCATACATTTAACCTGTCGGGGCGCGACGATGCCGCGCAGCTGGTGGACTGTTCCGCGCCAATTTTTGTGCGCAAGCAATCGACGCTGAAGGAAATCGTCGCGGCAATCGTGCGCCCGCTCGGAATCACAAAAATCCGCATCGACGCAAAGACGACATTGACGCGGGAAAAAATCAACGTCGAGCCGGGCGATACCGCGTGGGAAGTGCTGAAAAATGTATCCGAGGCCAATGGGCTGTGGCCGTGGTTCGAGCCGGACGGCACGCTGGTGATCGGCGGGCCTGACTATACCAAGCCGCCAGTGGCCGTGCTGACCTGCAATTTCGACGGTGAAGACAACAACATCATTTCGATTCGCCGCACCGACAATGTTGCAGAGCGCTTTTCTGAAATCACGGTGCTCGGCCAGACGCACGGCACATCGCGCTCCAGCGGAAAACATAACCTGAAAGGCTCAGCCAAGGATACCGGCATCACCTGGCCGCGCCCGAAAATCGTGGTCGACCATGAGGCCGATTCAAAGGCCATCTGCGACGGTCGCGCAAAAAAACTGATGGGCGACTCCCGCCTGAAGGGCTTTAACCTTTCTGTGCGGGTCAAGGGGCACCGCATCGACGCGCCGGATGAGCCGGGCGACGGCAAGCTGTGGACGCCGGGCCAGCGCGTGCGCGTGGTGTCGGATGTACTAAAGCTGGACGGCGTGTATTTCCTGATGGCGCGCAAATTCATTCGCAGCCGTCATGAAGGCACCGTTACCGATTTGACGCTGAAAGAAGATGGCGTCTGGGTTATCGAGGCGCACCCGCACAAACGCAAACACCGCAAAGGCAAGAACAGTTTGCCTGGCAAAATCGTTGACGCATCCAACAAGGCGGTGTCATGAGCGCGGACATGATGAAACGGATGCTTGACCGCGCGATGAGCGGTGTCCGCACTGCATTTCGCGGCGTGCTGACCGGGCTGAGCACCGCCGCGCCTGCCGCGTTGGTGCAGGCCGACGCGCTGTCCGGCGAGCAGCTGCAGGATAACGAGCTGATGCAGCACTACGGCTTCACATCCGCGCCGCCAGCAGGTACGCAAATCATCGTGCTGCCGTTGGGCGGCAAAACCGCGCACGGCGTCATCATCGCCACCGAGCACGGCACTTTCCGGTTGAAGGGATTGAAGTCCGGCGAATCAGCGCTGTATGACGATCAAGGCCAGTGCGTGCATCTGACGCGGGACGGCATTGTGATCAAGGGTGCCGGGAAGCCGATCACCATTACCGATACGCCAAAGGTGCGTATTGAGTCCGAGCTGGAGGTTACCGGAACCATTAAAGACCTGTGCGATACCACCGGCAAGACGATGTCCAGCATGCGTGAAACCTACAACGGCCACTCCCACCCTGATCCGCAGGGCGGCGATGTTGGCACGCCATCGGAGCAGATGTAATGGATACCTTCATCAACCCATTAACTGCCGATTATGCCGTCGCGGTCGGTGCCGCCGCACGCGATCCGATGGGCGGTCTGGCAAACGCGGTGTACCTGCGCCTGATGACACCGCTGGGCGGCTACTGGGCTGATATCACCCTGGGCAGCCGCCTGCATGAGCTGGTGCGCGAGAAAGACAAGGCGCGTGTCGCCACGCTGGCAAAACAGTATGCACAAAATGCGCTTAAGCCGATTTTGACGGAAGGGCGAGCAACTGAAATCAATGTCACGGTCGAGCGCGTGAAAGACAACGCGGCCACCGGGCGTCTTAACTTGTCCGTCGAAGTGCTTGCCGCCAGCGGCGAGCGCCAGACATTCCACTTTCCGGTAAGGGTGATCTGATGAGCTTTCCTGTGCCCGCCTTTGAAAATGTGCGTGACGGCATTCTGCGCGACATACTGAACCAGAACGACAAGGCCGTTACGGGTGCCGACTCCGACTATCGTGTGCGCGCCAACGCTACAGCGGCAGCCGTCGAGGGGCTATACCAACACCAGGCATGGATTGCGCGCCAGATATTTCCGGACGCGTCCGATGAAGACATTCTGGAGCGTCACGCGGCGCGGAAAGGCATCACCCGCAAAGCCGCCAACGCAGCCACTGGCACGATTACATTTACCGGGCTGGAAGGCGCAATCGTCGGCGTCGGCACGGAGTGCCGGGCGCTTGATGAGCAGGTCTATGCGGTCACTGAAGAAGGCGTGATCCCATCAGGCGGCACGATCACGCTGCAAGCGCAAGCCAGCGCCGCCGGTCTGGCGGGCAATCAGGGCGCGGGGGCGACGCTCTCTCTGACCGCCGCACCGTCCGGCGTGGATTCAGCCGCCACGATAGCGGCCATGAGCGGCGGCACGGGCACTGAAAGTTCGGACTCCCTGCTGTCCCGCCTGCTATCGCGCCTGCGGCAACCGCCAGCAGGCGGCAACCAGGCCGACTATGAGCGCTGGGCGCTGGATGTGCCAGGCATCACGCAGGCATGGTGCTACCCGACCCGACGCGGCACGCGGACGGTCGATGTGGCGGTGTTGTCAAACGGCGAGCCGCCATCGGCGGAGCTGCTGGCAATTGTCCAGGCGGCCATCGACGATCAGCGCCCGGTTGGCGGCGACTTTCTGGCGCTTTGCCCGCAGCAGGTGCCGGTCGATGTGACCGCCTCACTGGTGTTAAACAATACGGTCACGCTGGAAGAAGTAACGGTGCAGGCACAGGCACTGGAAGCCGCCTATTTCGCCACGCTGGCTCCTGGCGACACCGCCTACCGTAGCCGCATTTTCTCCCTGCTGTCCGATATCGACGGCGTGATCGATGTCACGCTAACCTCGCCCGCCGCGAACACGATCACCATCGTTGACGCGACGCGCGTCGAAATCCCGGCGCTCGGCGCGCTTACGCTGTCGGAGGCATAGATGAGCCACGCTGCCGTCCTGAAACGCCTGCTACCGCCCTCATCGTATGAGGTCGGCGCGCCGAACCTCTCGATCGAACTGGCCGCAGACGGCAAGGTGCTGGACGCGGCCTTTGTGCTCGGCGCAAGCCTGCTCGATGAAATGTTTCCGGGCACCTGCCTGGCAACACTGCCGGACTGGGAGCGCGTGTATGGGCTGCCGGATGAATGTCTGACTGAGGCGCAAAGCGTCACAGAACGACGCGCGGCGTTGGTTGCAAAGGATCGCGCAGTTGGCGGGCTGTCGCTGCCGTACTTTCGCCAGATGGCGGACGATCTTGGCTATACCGACGTTGCAATGGGCGAATACCGACCGGCGACTTGCAGCGACAACTGCGACTGGTCGCTCTGGGAATCTGAGTGGCGCGGCGCGTGGCACGTCGACTTTGCCGACACAGCTTTGCATGTGATTGCCAACTGCGGAGACGCCTGCGAAGGCGCGCTCGATGTCTACAAAACCGGCCCGCTGGAGTGCATGATTTTGCGGCTGAAGCCAGCGGATAGCACCGTGGTCTTTAACTATG